AATTGCAAATTCATTTTATGCTCGTCTACCCCAGGACTATATTTCAACTGGCACTACTTGGAGTCCTATTGCTTCCATCGTTCTTGCAACAACTCAGATTCCTGTTCGTAACGAAGCTTGTGCAAATCCTGTTGTATTTGGAACATCGAATCTTGGTCCTATTTCAGCAAGTGGGGCCTTCCAAAAGGTTCTCGTCGAGGCACCTATTGCAGACCTTACCGCAGACATTTGGCGAGGGTCAATTCTTTACCAGCCGTTTATTGAATCATACTCCTCGCTTGACCCCAGCCACGATGGAATTTCTGACATTGACATTTCTCTCTTTTGGCGCAATCGCCTGACAAATTCTCTCGTCCCCGTTCATATTTCCAACCAAGGCTCAATGTCGTTCCGCCTCCTCTTCAAGAGGAAAACTGCAATCTAAGCGTTTCTTCTGAAAAAAGAAGTCTTGCTCTACAAACAAAATGGCATCCGAAGTGACGAAGTATTCCGTCTACGATCCTCGCATCATCCAGACAAAGCCGAAGTATGCAGTTGAGAAGGGTGCGCTCTCACTGACGAATGTTCCCTTCCAGGCCCAGACCTGGGATGCTTCCACTGTGCAGTTCAACGTCCAGGTGCCGTCCGAGAACGTGTTCGTCGACCGTGCCGTTGAGTGGCAGGGTACGGTGGTTGCACGTGTTGATGTGGTTCTAACGTCTGGTGCTGGTACTCTTGCTGCTGGTACGTCTCTGCAGGGTCTCGTTGGTCCTGGTGCATTTCCTCTCCACCAGGCTGTCTCTCAGATGTCCGCAACGATTAACGATGCCACTGTGACTGTCAATACTCGTGATGTTCTCCCGCAGGTTCTCCGCCTTGCTGACCTTGCTGATGCTCGTCGTCAGCGCACCTGCCCTACTATGCTTGACCGTTATGCAAAGTACCCTGATTCTCGTGTAGTGACGAATTCTCCTCTCAAGCAGTGGAGCGAGACCAAGGCTTCGGATGAGGTGCCGAATGCTGGATTCAATGGTTTCTACTATTGCTCTGATGCGGATGGTACGCCTGTTCCGCTCACTGGTACTCTGGCTGTTGGTGGCACTGGTGTGACGTATGTGAATGGTCAGCCTACTACGACAACTCAGCTAACAACTGGACAGACTTCTGGTCTAATTCTCTATGTTGCGTGTGCATCAGTTGAGAAGCTTCTGCTTCCTCCGTTCATCTTTGCAGATCAGGATGAGCTCAGCACGGGTCTCTTCGGTGTGCAGAACTTCCAGGTTCAGATGAATATTTCTACTGATGCGTCTCGCTCATTCCGTGTGGCTCGTGACCTGACGCTTGTGTCTACGGATGGTCTTTCCAGTGGTACGTTTGGTGTGCCGACGGTTGCTTGGTCAACGACGGCTGGTGGTGGCACGAACCGCATGTGGTATACCCAGCCCCGCCTGAATGTGCAGTTCCTAACACCTGCTCTTGATGTCCCTCTCCCCCCGAAGTCAATCGTTCCCTACATGGAGTTCCCTCGTTACATTGGTACGCCTGGTACGGCTGTTGCTGTTTCATCTGGTTACCAGGCTGCCTCAACTCAGCTCCTTTCCCAGACGATTACGCTCCCGAACATTCCCGATTACCTCCTCATCTACGTCAAGCCTTCTTCATATGCGGCTTCTGAGGGTGATTGGTCTCTGCCGATTACGGGTCTTTCGCTGAACTTTGACAACTTCTCTGGTCTCCTCTCAACGATGAGCCAGGAGCAACTCTATGCGATGTCAGTAAAGAATGGTGTGGACATGGACTGGTCTGAGTGGTCTGGTCTTGGTGCCGTCCCGCTCTCTCGTCTTGGTACTACGGTAGGTGGTTTTGTTGGTCTTGTTGGTGGTCCGCTGGTTCTGCGCCCTGGTCGTGATTTTGCACTCCAGGCTGGTCAGGCCCCTGGACTGGTTGGTAACTTTACGCTCCAGTTCAACCTCCAGGTGCAGAACTTCACGGGTTCTTCCCAGACTCCCCTCATCTTCACGGTTCCGATCTCGTCTGGCTTCTTTGAGACCATCAAGGGCTCGTCTCGCATCATCAAGGGTGTGCTGACGGAGCAGGACATCCTTTCTGCACCGGCTCGTGCGCCGGAGGCTGACCTTGAGCGCCCCGTTGGCGCTGGTCGTAGCCCGATGCATAGTATGGGTCAGGCTGCTGCAATGGCTAAGATGGCTGCTGCTTCTCGTGGTGGTCGCATGGCTCCCGGTGCACGTACGATGGCTGCGTACATGTAAGCAAATAGGTAAAGCTTTAATAAACTACAATTCAAATGAGCATTCATTGAGAATACACGTGCAAGTTTGCACAATGGTTCTAAACTTCTTCTTGCTCATTTAAGTTGCAATATAGCCCTTACACTTTTTGCATTTCCTACCTCCATGTGGCTTAGGATTGTCGTCTAAATCTCTGTTATACTTTTGTATAAAATCTACCATGATTCCATCTATAACTCGAAGGAAATCCATAATATAATAAGAATCATCAGATGGGTCATCATTTGGAAAAATCAAGGTCTCTGGATTTTCTAGAAGATTAACCAAAAATTCCCCAAATCCGGCTTGATCACGAGTATACCCAAATGATGCTGCTATGTCCTGCATTTCGGAACGATTCCAAACTAGATCATAAAACGCTTGATTTCTTGAAACAAGGCTACTAACAAACCTTCCATATATAATTAATCGTTCGACATACGCTTCTATATTTTCATCTTCAAAGGTAGGATTCAATTCTATAAACATATTATGAGCATAGCTAAAATCCAAGAGTATTTGCTTAAGAACATCCGAATCAAATAGGCTAAAAAAGACGTCCATTTGTCTACTCGAAAGTTATTTTAGTGTCAAATTTGCACCACTATGAGGATTTTCTGGTAATTACGAAAATATACATGGAAAAACCAGTAAAATCATGCATGATTTTACATGAAAAACCATGTCATTTTGGTAAATACGTCAAAATATGCAATAAACATGTAGATTTTGCAACTAAAAATGCTGAGTATTAGGTTAAATGGCAATACCAGACTTAGCCTGGGAAGAACCATACCAAACTATAGGACAAACTCCAATTACGGATGTTTTTCGTGTTCGTGATGATGCTACTTATGAAACACTCTATGCTGGAAATAACTTTTTGCTACAAGCATTTGGATTTGTAAGAGGAATTGAAAATTTTAGTAGAAATCGGGACTGGAGGTATACATTTTTTGAATCTCCACGATTTCCAAATTCACGTCTAATGTCTTACCGTAGAATGCGAGGTGGTCCTATTGGTCATATGGTTGCAATTATAATACGTGGCAATGTAGCAGAATACTATAATTCAACAGGTCGAACAGCTCACGAGTTTCCTGATGATGTTATTCAAGCTATAACTAGAGGACATGTTCTTGAAGATGTAGTTACAAATGTGCATCAAATAAATGAACCACTTTGTTCTCGTTATGCTCTATACCGTGCTACATTTGGCAATAAACAGAATAATGCTGGATACAATGAGATGCTTATAACTATGCGCAATAAGTATGCACTACCTTCATTCGGTGATGTTATTTGGAATTCATCTCAGAATACTCTTGCAAAATTAGGGCAAGATGAGTTGGTTATATAATTAGTGCATTCCAAATCGCTTAATATAGTCATGAATTGAATCTTCCAGCGATGGCTTATTCCATAGAATCCACCGAGACAATGCACCGGCAGTTCTTGGATCCTTCCAATTCTCTCGCTTTCGGTGCCTATTCAAATACAGTTTCTTCCTATATGCATCATGGTGTTGAGTATAATCCTCGTACCCTAATGCACCAAATGAAACTAGCTTTGGTGGGTTGTCAAACTCTGCAACATACTTATGGACACCATCATCTGCAATATAGAATTGTACCATCCTTATAAGGAGATGAGACTTTGTATGAAGATTTTGCTTTTATGCTACTACTGCTGTTTGCCCGAGGATGATGATGAAATTCCATACGAGGAACTTCCGGATGAAACGTCTTAATAATTTGCCAAATTTCCAATTATTGCTATGTCAACGTGATCGCAAGTAATCCCAGTTGATGCTGTCTCAGTAAATGCATATACGGTGCAAGTATGTGTTCCAGGGGAAGCTATGTTAGCCGTTCGTTGAACAATTGAGATTGGCGCATACCCATCAAATCCTGCTTGATTTTTAATGATGGTTTGCTTTGTTATACCTGATGTGTCTCCGCCAATAACCACATACATGTTTATAATCTCCTCAGCATTTGAGGCATTAACAAAATTAGCAACTACAAATGCCATAAGAAATCCAGCTGAAACTGTTGTTATAGAACCAGTTCCAATTACTGTTCCGTTTGGTCCATTGTCTGTTAGTGCAGTAGGTGTAATACCTTCAGAAAAGCCACTTGCAATCAGCTCAGAACTCATCAAATCACTGGTAAACGAGCAGTCTGTGTCTGCAATAAATAGTACATCGCCAGTTGAGAGAACAGTTCCGCTTATATTATAGAAGCCCATTAAGTTTTGAAGTGAGGAAACTCGTATAGTGCATGTTTGAGATCCATCCGATGAAACAATTGAGACAGCAACTGGCAAACCAGTCGCTAAATCTGATTGCAATTTTCCAATGAATAACGGAGTACTTCCAGAATACGGAGTCGTTGCAACTTCAATTTGTATAGCACTTCCTACAACCAAATTTGCTGATTGAAAGAAATATGTCGAGTCAGGATTAGTACCAATAGTACCATCTGCTAACCATGTAGTAACTGCACTTGCACCATTAGTACCATTTGTTCCATTGGTACCGTTGGCACCAGTAGGTCCTACTGGCCCAGAGGTTACATAACGCCAGGTAAACCAAGTATTGAGATCAATAGTGTTTTGAACAGAGTTAACATAAGCAGGTCCTCCTACAAAAGCATTCACAACACGGCAGTTTATGACATCACCAGCTTCAAGTTTAAATGTAGCGCATACACTTTGACTATAATTTGAGGTAGATGGAATAGAAGTATTTTGTGGTATAGCGACTACTTCTGCAGTTGGTGAGCGTGTAATGTCAATAGAAATTGATTTGTTTAAAGATGCCCAAGTAGCACCATTGGCGAGTATAGAAGCATTAAATTCCAACTGGTATAGACCTTCTTGCACTACTTCAAAGTTTTCAGAACCCGATGAGTGATTAATGTAGCCGTTGGTATTGTTCCATGATGCATCCACATCAAAGGTAATGTCTGTTATAGAACTCGTAAGATTCTGTATAGCGCTCTTGTAGTATGTTGCCTGGTATAATGGTAACGCTGGTCCTTCTGGACCAGTTGCACCGGTAGGACCTCCATTAACAAATACTTGCCAATAATTTACCCAAGTAGGATCATTTGGATCTAATGGTCCTGGAGCGCCATAAATATTTCCAAGTGATTGAATGCATACATACGTATTATTGTCGGGAGTGTTTAGTGGAGTTGACAAATTGTCGGTGACTTGAACTGTATTCAGTACAAGGTCGTTTGCTATGTATGATGGAGGAGCACTGGTACTATACGTATAGACACCTCTGGCAATATATTCAGTTCCGTTAGTACCAGCAGGACCAGTAGGACCAGTAGGACCAACAATACCTCCTTCGTAAGACATTTGTGTATATGAGGGAGATTAATCGGACAAATTTATAGCAGTAGTATAAATGCCATATAAACTTCGTAAGGCTCCTAACCGTGATTTATATTGGGTTGTTACGACCGAGACTGGCAAGAAGCATTCTAAGGATCCGATTCCCATTGAAAGAGCAAAGGCTCAGAAGCGTATTCTTGAATCTGCATTAACTGGCGGAATGGATCCAGTTGGTCCTCCTATGGGTATAATTCCTGCATTTGGTCCTCCTGCTGGTATAATTCCTGCCGGTGGTCCTCGTAATAGGGGTCCTGGTGCACGTGGAGGTCCTATGGGACTATGGCATCCCGGTATACATTTGGGTCCCGGCACTAGTACTTCGGCTCATCCCAAAGCTCCCCCTAGGACAACAACTGGAACGGGTAAGAAGTGTTGCTGTGGAAAGGGCAAGTATTCTAAGGTTGCAATTGACGTTATGGAAGCTCAAATGAACAAAAAGGAAGATGCATTATTCCAATGGATCAAGCGACAGGCAAAGAAGGGAGTTAGCTTCGAACGTGTAGCTGAGGAAATGACAAAGGGTGGAGTTCCTCATAGTGTGCAATTTGACCTAATCCGTGATGCTCTTAAAGAGTTAAATGCTGAGAAGTCAGCTTGACACGTTTAGGTATTTACTTTCTTTTGATGTTATATAACCAAATGAAGACAATCAGTCCATACATGATGGCTTTACATAAAGAGTTAAAAGATTCTCGGGGGATTGCTGATCAGACTGCGAGTCAATACATTCGAACTCTTTATAGTTTAAATTCGGACCGGAGCTTCAACAACCTCGCCTGGTTAAAGAACGTAGAAAGTGTTGAACTGCGTCTTGCAGAATATGCAGAATCAACACAGAAGACGATGCTGTCTACGATCGTAAGTGCATTGTCCTCGCTTAACCAGAAGTCCTCGTATAAGAAGATTTTTGCCTACTGGTACAATCGTATGATGGACAAGAGCAACGAAGCAAGGAATGTGGATTCATCAGTCAAGACACCAAAGCAGGAGCAGAACTGGCTTTCTTGGGACATTATTTTGGCGCACGAGAATCGCCTTTCAGAGGAATCTGAGAAGATTGTGAAGCAGAAGGTTCTTTCAGTTGCAGATTGGAATACCCTGCTGTCGTATATGCTTCTGTCTCTGTATACCAAGTTTGCACCTCGGCGTAACCAGGACTACCAATTTATGAAGGTAGTCAAGTCAGAGAAACAGGCAACAAATCTAGATTTCAACTACTATATTACGGACAAACACGAGTTTGTTTTCAATAAGTATAAGACTGCAAAGGCGCATGGAGAGCAACGGTTTGAGGTTCCTTCTGACTTGGTTGCAGTTATTGATCTATACTTAAAGAAGCATCCGGGAGTTTCAAAGAGCCCCTATTTCTTTCTAGTAAATCACGATGACACTCCTTTGCCTTCTGTGAACTCAGTAACCCGTATTCTCAATCGCATCTTTGGCAAGAATGTTGGTACAACGATGTTGCGCCATATTTACCTGTCAAGCAAGTATGATGTTGCAGAAATGAACAAGGACAGCGAACAAATGGGGCATACTGCCGGAATGCAACGTGAATATATGAAGGCAGAAACTGTAAATGTCCCGACTTTATAATCTGAATAAATACAAATGCGAGGTAAAGCCGTTCCCGAAGATTTAAACTTCCTGCAGGAAATGACGCAGGAGTCCTATTCTGCAACTCCGAAACAGGACATTAATGGTTGGATTCTAAGGAAGTCAACTCCTAATACCAAGTTTTGGGTTAAGGGTAACCAGGCAATTGTGGGTGTTCGTGGTACAAAGTCTTCGGAGGACGTAAGTGCCTGGCCTACAGTTCCTTTAAATACGCTTAGCACAACTGCTGTGTACAAGAAGAATCTGGATGCAGTCCGAGAGTTCAAGAGTGAGTTTCCTGGCCTAGAGATGTATGGAGTTGGTCACTCACTTGGAGGTGCAATTATTGATGGACTGATTCGTGATGGATTATTGAAAGAAGCTGTCAGTTATAATCCGGCTATTCAGTATAAAGACATAAATGGAGGACTCCCTAACCGACGAATTTATTATGGCTCTGACCCTCTTTATAAGCTTATGGGTTGGTGGGACCGCAAAAGCGAACATCGCCCGGCGACCGCCTCTTCTTGGGTTGATTTTCTTGGCAATTTTAGTGTTCCACTCGCCGGACTCTCTGCTCTCTCTTCACATAAGCTGAGTGTATTTAAGGGAGGAATGAAGGGTGGAGGCAAATTTAAAGACGACTTTCTGAAAGATGCTGCAAATGTTATGAAAGACATTTTGAACCGAAAGGTTAGATTTAGATTCGGAGATTTCAATAAATTTGAACGTGTGGTTGTATTAGAGGACAGAAATCAACCACCTATTCTTATGGCTGTTAGAAATGCAATTGAAATAATTATGGCTAGAGGAATTGTTCAAATGGACAAAATAAACGAAGAAGAACTACTCTTCAGTAGTAAGGCAAAGATTGCAGAATTGCGTGGTAGAAAGCAGACAGTTGCAACTGACCGTTTGGATGAACTTAAAGCATACTTGTATTTGCATCCTGAGTTAAGAGTTGGTCCAGGACCAGAACTTCCAATGTTTCCTCCGGATCTTCCTCCACCTGTACCACAAGTTCCATTGTTTCCTCGTGATCGTCCTGAACCTCCTCGTCCTACTCCCGCTCCTCGTCCTCGTCCTGCACCTGCTCCTACACCTGCTCCTGCTCCTGCTCCTGCACCTGCTAGACCTGCGGGTTTAACTGCTCTACGTGAACGGGCACAAGCGTTACATGATGAATTAATGGCAATGTCTGTCGTAGAATTCAAATCAAGATTTGGACAAACACATACTACTGCAAGAAAGCGATTCAGTAGAGTATTGCTTATTATACCCAACGAAGATTGGTCTGTTGACTTGTTTCAAGATGTTATGAACAAATACATTGAAGTTTATGGTCGTGCGGCATTTGGTGAAGGTAAGCCACGTAAGAATCGGAAAAATGTAGTCTTTACGTAAAGTAATGAGTTTTAGACAGAAGTTAGCCTTTGGTGAGAAGTACCAAGAAATTGCAAAGAAGTATATTCCTGAGGATGAAACTCTGCAGGAATGTGCTAAGGGTATGGAGAAGCGCTTCGACTTCAAGACAGACAAGCATAGTTATGAGGTCAAGTCTGACAGAATGGGCTACCTATATGGTTGCAAAACTATGTTCATCGAGTATGAATGCAACGGAAGAGATTCTGGAATCAACGCCACTGAGTCTGACTTCTATTTCTACTTTTTCCATAAACCAGATGGAAAGTATGAGGTCTATGAGGTGCCAGTTTGCAAACTCAAGGAAGCCTGTGTAGGTTGCCGTGAGATTGTGGGGGGTGATGGACAACGAGTACGGGCGTATATAGTCCCAGTACTTTCGGAGTATAAACTTTAGTAGCAGTAAACAATGGCTACTTTACGATTTTTACAAGGGGACTGCCTCGAGGTCATGCCAACCTTAGCAGACAAGAGCATTGACTGTTTCGTGTGTGATTTGCCGTATGGGTGTTTGTCTGCTAAACCATTAGTTATACCTAATACTGAAAATGCACATAGAAAGGCTTGTCCTGCTACCGACAGACAAGGATGCGATTGGGACATCAAAATTGACCTAGTTAAATTCTGGGAACAAGTAAAGCGCCTAGCAAAGAATGACAATACTCCAGTTCTTATGTTTTGCACTACTAAATTTGGGGCTGACCTTATTGCTTCTAATCCTGATTGGTTTCGTTATGATTTGGTATGGTCAAAGCCTTCTGGAACTAGTTTTCTCATGGCTAATAAAATGCCTCTCAGAAGCCACGAAATGATTTATGTATTTAGCAAGAAAGGTGCATTTTATAAACGAGTAGACATACTTGGAGATTTCAAGGCAAGTTCTGCAGTAGGTAATGTAGGAGGGAGCGTATATGATTGCTCTAATGGAGGAAGAAAGCAACCCATAAAGCGAAATGGAACTCGTGAAGGTATTCGCTGTGTCAAGTCAGTAGTTGAGATTGCAAATAAACGAGCAAAGGGAAATCATCCAACTCAGAAACCCGCAGAACTCTACGAATGGTTGCTGAAACGGTACTGTCCGGAAGGAGGAACTATTCTTGATCCTACTGCTGGTTCTTTTGCATCTTGCTTTGTAGCAAAAACGCTGGGATTGAATGCGATTGGTATTGAAAAGGATGAAAAGTTCTACGAGAAGGCTAATCTTGGTTTAGAAGACCAGCCTCCGTCTCAGTAATATAGTAGATGGGGAAGTTCTTATGAATGCATAACCACCTAGAACCAGTATTTTTGATTGCCTGTACTTCCTTAGGACCCATACCAACGTATGTCTTCAAGAAGTAATTCAATG